TCACCGATGACAAGTCATGTGACAGGGCCCGCCGCGAGGGGTTCTTCAAGCTGTTGAACGCGCTTGAGGATGTTCGCATGGAAAAGGCTGTCATCGATGCCAACATCGTGCCGAACGCCCAAACGGTATTCGAGAACCTTACCAAGAGCCTCGATTATCGCATGGGTGCCGAGACGTTTGACGCCAACCTGTCGCGTAATATCGGGTTCGTGCTGGCCTTCCTTGGCCGGCATGGCAACGGCTATGCGATCGATGCCACGATCATCACCAAGAAAATCGATCCTGCCGGCAAGGTGGCTGCGGTGGTTCAATGGGCCTTGCCGGCCCTGCTGAAGTGCAAGAGCACGAATGAGTGCCTCATTCTGGCCCGTCGCATCCAGAAGGCGCTTCCCAAGGATAAGCCGAAAGAGCCCGAGAAAGGCAAGGGCGAAGCCACTGAGGGCCAGAAGGGCACAGAGAAGCCCAAGGAAGGGCAGGAAGGCCAGAAGGGCCCAGAGGGCACGCCTGAGGCAGGAAACGCCCCTGAGGGCACGCCTGAGGCAGGAAAGGGCAATCCTGAGGCGGATAAGGCTGACAAGCCTAAGGATGGCACGCCTGTTGCAGGGGATGGGGCCAGTGAGCAGCCCCTGACCGATGACGACATCGAGGCGGTGGATATGCGCCCGGTGAACGATAAGGCTTTGACCAACGATAACAGCCTACGGGCACAGGGCGAGGCCAACATCATACAGGCGATCCGCGAGGCGCAGGCCAAGGCGGACAAGCCCTTCAAAAAGGCGCAGCAGGCCATGGGCGCGCTCACCCAGTATGTGAGCGCTCAGGCGTCGACCGCCACACGGCAAAGGGCGCTCTTGGCCCGCGCCCTGAAGCGCAATGAGGATGATCTTTTCGAGGGTGGCTTGAAGCATGGGCGCTTTGATCGCAGGGCCGGGGCCAAGATGGTTGCCGGGGCTGCGAACGTGTTCGGGCGTCGTGAGCAGATCGACGGTTACGAAACGGACTGCGTGATCCTGATCGACGGTTCGGGCTCGATGGGGCTTGGCGACAAAATTCACAAGGCGAGCGTGTTCGCGCTTGTTGTCGCGCAGGCTGCGGCACAGGTGGGGGTTGCGTGTTCCACCTACATGTTCGGGGCTGCCGGTTCGGGCTTCAAGTCGAATGGGCTGATTGCTGTCGCAGAGGGCAGGGGCAAGCCCGATGCCGGCAAGTTCGCGTATGTCATCGAAGCCTATGGCGGTGGCACGCCCCTCAGCCCCTCGATGCTGGCTGTCGCACAAAAGCAGGTGATACGGGCACGGGGCAAGCGCAAGGTGATGTTCGTGCTTTCCGACGGCATGTGCGCCTCAGGGCCTGCCACGCTGAAGGGCGTTGCGACTTACATCGAGCAGAGCATGGGCGTCGAACTCGCTCATATGTCCATTGGCGCACCGGTGCGGGGATGTTTCCGTAATGAACTCGCGGTGGCTGCCGATCAGGACGTGGCCAACGTGGGCCTGACAGCCTTGGTTAAGGTTCTGGAGGCGGGGATATGAGCGCGGCGCAACTGGGCGCGCTCGCCTTGGTGTTCCTGCCGTTCGTGAGGCTGATCAGCCCTAGCGCGTTCGTGCTGCTGTTCTGGCTGGCCCTTGTGGCCGGGCTCGCGGCGATCTTCACCCACTAGCAGCCCGGCAGGGGAACGAACGCAAAGGGCCGGTGCCAGCCGCCGGCCCTTTTTCGTTGTCTCGTTAAGCGCATCAGGGTTGCAGGTTTTGGGTGGTTTCAATCGCAGAGCGAATAGCCCTAGAACCGACAGGGAGCCCCGTAGGACACGGTTGTAAAAAGGGGGGTAAAATGTAGCATGCCCTTTCCCGTGCCCCTGTACGGTGCCTCCCCGTGGCGGCAAATGCCTAGAACTTTTTTCCACTTTTCAACCATGGGCCATATCGTTACTTGGAACGCCCAGTAAAGCGCCCATATTCGTGAGGGCCGATTTCCCGTATAAAACCGCCTCAAAACGGCGCAAAACGGGCCTTTCATGTATAGTTTAAATAGAGAATAGAAACGAGCCTATAGTATTGGTTGGTGCAACCGAATTGTGATCCTACAACCCAGAGGGTGCGTTTGCCATGGGTGAGGGTTTCGAGGTAGTTTTCGCTCTATGAAAGCTGAGGATCGCCTGTCACCTCGACAAGAGGTGTTTGCCCATCACGTCGCCATGGGCGCGACCATGAGCGAGGCCTATAGGCTGGCTGGCTTCACTGCCTCCGGCGAGGCAGTTCACGTCAACGCCTCGCGCCTCGCGAAGAATGCTAAGGTGGTGGCTAAGGTGCGGTCGATCTTGGCTAAGGTTGAGGACGCACGCAGCAAGGCCATGGTTAGCACGATGATCGTGACAGCCTCGACGGTGACGGACATGCTCACTGCCGTGTTTGTGAATGCCACGAAGGACAAGCAGCACGGCGCGGCTGCGACGGCCGCAATGGGGCTGGCCAAGGTTCACGGCCTGCTAGTCGATAAGACTGAGGACGTGACAAGGCGCGCTGCGCGCAGCCCCGATGCGCCCATCGAAATCGATGTTGAACACTGGCTGACAGATCATGGCGCGCCGCAGTCGAGCCCCCAGTTACAGGGCGTCCCGCAGGGCACGGAGCCCGATTGCCAGAGCCCCGACGCAGAGCCCCCGCAGGGCGCAGAGGGCTCCGATATCGCAGAGCCCGCGCCAACATCAGAGCCCTTGCCGGGCTCTGATGAAACCCAAGGCGTTAAGGCTCAAGTAACGCGAATTATGCAATAATATCAATCACTTAGCGGAGCCCTAAGGGCTCTAGGGCTCTAGGCACCCCCGGGCCCCGAACCCCGGGAAGGCCCCCACCCCCGGCACTGGGGCCCCCCTTTCCGCCGGGAAATGGACGAGATGGGACCCGTTGAAAACCAACGCAGGTACCGGTACTTGAAAAAATCTTGGAGAGCCCCTCATGAAGATCGTCCACGGCTTCATTCCCCAGAAGGGACCGCAGTACGCATTCATCACCTGCCCGTGCGATGTCGTTATATATGGTGGAGCGCGAGGTGGCGGTAAGTCGTACGCGACCTTGGGCGAGTTCTGGCTCCATGCTCAGGACTTCGGGCACGACGCGAAAGGCCTCATGGTTCGTCGTAGCCGCGAAGATCTGAAGGACACCATCGAGACCGCGATGACGATGTATGGAAGCGCGGCGATCTGGAACGACCAGAAGAAATTTTTCCGGTTCAAAGGCGGCGGCGTGCTTCACATGGCCTACCTTGAGACCGATGCCGACGCGATGAATTATCAGGGCTGGTCCCTCACGCGGGTGTATGTCGAGGAGTTGACCCAGTACGCCAGCCCGAAAGGAATCTTCAAACTTTTTGCCACGCTCAGGAGCAATGCCGGCATCCGCTGCCAGTTCCGTGCGACCTGCAATCCGGGTGGTCCCGGGCACCATTGGGTGAAGCAATGGGCCATCGATCTGGGTCCAATGACCCCTTTCAAGGACCCCGACACTAATCTTATACGTGTCTTCATCCCCGCGAAACTAGACGACAATCCTGCCCTGCTTGCTTCCGATCCACATTACGTGAGCCGATTGAAGGCGTCCGGGAGCCCCGAACTGGTCCGTGCTTGGCTCGAAGGCGACTGGAACATCATCGAGGGTGCCTTTTTCCCCGAATTCACGACCCAGCGCCACGTCATCGAGCCCTTCACCATCCCCGAGCACTGGATCAGGTTCCGCAGCGGCGACTGGGGCTCCGCGAGGCCCTATTCATTTGGTTGGTGGGCGGTCGTGCAGGATGACCATTATCTCCACCTGTCCAAGCGGACCCTGCCGCGAGGTGCGATTGTCCGTTACCGTGAACTTTATGGCTCCAGCGCCCCGAATGTAGGGCTCAAGCAGCCCGCCGAGCAGGTCGCGAAACTCATCCGAGCCGCTGATAATTTCGAGGAGATCGCCTATGGCGTACTCGACCCGTCCGCCTTTGCCGTCCATTCCGGTCCCTCCATCGGTGAGGTGTTCGCCCGTGCCGGCGTCTATATGAGGCCTGCCGATAATTCCCGTCTATCCACGCCCAAGCGGATGGGCGGTTGGGATCAGGTCCGTGCCCGCCTCCGTGGCAACCCCGACGGCGAGCCCATGATCTTCATCTTCAGCACCTGCAAGGCTCTCATCAGGACCATCCCGATCATGCAGCATGATGAACTCCGCCCCGAGGACCTCGATACCGACACCGAGGACCACGCCATGGACGATTGCCGCTACGCTTGCTTAAGTCGCCCCTTTACGAATACATTCACCACGCTTGAGGACAGGAACCCCTTCCTCATTGCCAATGCCTTCAAGCTGAACGAGTTGCAGTAATGGCCCAAGACCCCGCCTTGGAGCCCCGCAACGAGCCTCCGGTTCCTGCCGGTCGCCCGGACGACGTTCCTGTCGACACCAGCACCCCCGCCCCCGAAGACGAGATCGACAAGAAGTATTGGGAGCAGTGCCTCGCCGACGCCGAGCGCGCCGAGGCCGACTGGCGCTCCCGTGGCAGGGACATCATCAAGATTTACCGCAACGAAGGCTTCTATACCGGCAACGGCAAGCGCAAGCAGAGCGCCAACCAGACCTTCAATATCCTCTATTCCAACACCGAAGTGATGGGGCCGGCAGTCTACAGCCAGCCGCCCACCCCGGTCGTCCGTTCCCGCTTCGTGAAGAAGTCGGCACCCCCTCAACCGATGCCCATGATGCCGCCTCCCGGCTCACCCCCCGGCGCTCCAATGGGTATGCAGGTCCCGCCAGCGGGACCGATGCCGCCGGGGCTCCCGGGTACTGTTGGGGTCCCCGGAGGTCCCGGCGGTGCGCCTCCTCCCATGGGTCCGCCCGGAATGGGCCCTCCGCCTGCCGGTCCCATGCCTCCCCAGATGGGCCAGCCCGCGCCGATGCCCAGCGGCAACGCCATGGGCCTCGACATCAATGTTCAGGGGCTCCAGCCCCCGCCGCCTCCCGCACCGCCTCCGCCGATGCCGGAAATGGGTCCCCCCGGGCTCCAACCCCTCCCCGAGGGGATGCCCGCGCAGCAGGATATCGAGACAGCCGCGTCCGTGATGGAGAAGGCGCTGGAGATCGTCCTCGATGACGACGTTTCCCACGAGGCGGTCCGCGCTGCGGTCAAGGATGTCCTGCTGCCGGGTCGCGGTACCTGTCGTGTCAGATGGAAGCCGATCATCGAGAGCCGGCCCGTGCCGGACGATGTCATGGGAGGCCCTCCCACCGACGGAGCCCCGCCTCCCGAGCAGGACATCAAGATTTGGGAGACCGTCAACGACGAGTACGTCTATTGGGAGGACATCCTGTTTGATCCCGTCAGACAGTTCGCGGATGGGTCTTGGGTGGCTTTCCGGCATCTGTTCGACAAAGAGAGCCTCTTGCAGGAGTTCCCCGACAGCGACACGCTTAAGAATCTTCAGTCGGCTAACAAACTCGATGAAATCCTGCGCTGGACCGAGGAGAGCGCCGCCAAGAACGCCGTCGGCGGCGGTGGAGCCCTGAAGACCGCCGACAAGCTGGGCGATGTCATCAAGAAGGCCATGGTCTGGGAGATCTGGAACAAGACCAGCCGCAAGGTGATCTGGTTCATCCGCGAGACCTCCGGGATCGTCCTGCGTGTTGACGAAGACGTGCTCAATCTCGGCAATTTCTTCCCCGTGCCGAAGCCTCTCCTCGCCGTCACGACCACCGACACCATGCTGCCCCGCGCCTACTACGATCTCTATGCCAATCTGGCGCAGGACCTCGAAGAGACCAGCGAGCGCATCTCCCGGCTGACCGAGAAGATCAAGGTCCGTGGCGGCTACAACGCTGCCTCCAGAGACATTGCCGACATGCTCACCGCCGCCGACGGCAAGATGCTGCCGGTCGTCGGCGTCGACATGATGCAGGGCGGCTTGCAGAACCACATCTGGATCGTGCCGATTGTCGACTGGGTCAACGCCCTCAAGGAACTCTACCTCGCCCGTGAGCAGATCAAGGTGGCCATCTACGAGGTGATGGGCATCTCTGACATCATGCGTGGCGCGACCAACCCCCATGAAACAGCGACTGCCCAGCGCATCAAGGGCACCATGGGGGTTGGACGCCTTTCCGACCAGAAGCAGGCAGTCGCC